CAAAAAATACTTTAGCAAAGTGTGCCTTCGCATAGGCGGACGAATATGCGTTCATAGCATACGACACAGCATGACTTTTATTAAAAGAATACCTTTGACTTTTTTCGATCCAACTAAATATTTCATCTATTTCTTCTTCATTTACTATATTTAGTTTTTTAGCCCCGTCCTTAAACTTTACTCTAATTTTAGCCATCTCTTACGGTTTCTTTTTACGGCTTGCTTTGCGTAACATATCGGCCTCCTGTAAATCAAATCCAGCCACCGCCTGTGCGATTTGCATCGCCTGTTCTTGATATATCATCTCTCCATAGGTAGATTTTAATGATGGCTCAAGGGATGGATGGAAATAGTCCAAGCTTTCTTGACCATTCTTTTTGTCTATATAATGATGGCTAATACTTTTACCGTCTCTATAAGCTTCCAAAGATCCGGGCCTCATGATACTAATCAAAGCAGACAATTGTTCTATATTTTCTGGCTTTAATTTTTTAGCCATACTAGAGCCTAGTCTGGACTCTAATTGAAATACTCCTTTGGTATTGCCTTCTCCAATCATCGACCATGTTTTTGAACAATCAAGATTTAGGTCGCTTAATTTACCTGTAAATTCTATTTTAGGAATACCTTCCGAGGTATATTCTAAAACTTTAAACTTACAGCCACAATCAAAAGTAAAATACTGAGTCATTTCAATTTTTTGCAAGAGCGAAAGCGTTTCTAAACTTTACCTTATTTGATAAGTTTCTATGTAATTTCATAAATCTCATCATAATATCAGCTGTGGCCCTAACGTCATTTAGAGCGTCATGGGATCCACTATTTCCCAAACCTAGATATTCCCTAACATTATCGAGAGTATAATTTTTGAGTTCATTATTTCCTTCAAACCAATAAAAAATAACGTTCATTAAATCAATAACATCTCGTGGATAAAATAGGGATGTTCGTCCTTCTTTATTAACATTATTATATTTGACACTTAATCTATCTATAATTCTTAGATCAAATCGATTAATATTATAGCCAGCAGCAATAGGTGCCGTAAAGCAAGATTTCTTATCAGATCTAATGTGGTATTTTTCTAGATATGATACAAACATTTTCCATCCGCTGTCTTGTTTCTGGAAAGATCTCCAATCTTCTAGAATTTTTGTTTTATCGCACCCTCTAACTTTAGCGTGAAAATCAAGAACATCAGAGTCGTCATATATGTATTCTGGATTATCTTCTATAGCTTGTGGCTTTAGACTGATATTAAATTCTGAGTCTTTGATAACTTCTAATTTATAAGGATCAATAATAACAGCAGCAATTTGAACGGGGCTACAAATATCCGGATTAGCCCCGTCTGTTTCTAAATCAAATACACAAATTTTTTGTAAATTAGCCATTAGTCTCCACAACCGTGTTTCCTGGGAAAAAAGTCCTTTGATTGCTATCATCTAGAACATGACAATTAACGCTTCTGCAACAACTAACTTTTGCTTCTTGAATTTTGGTATATTCTACATTATTAACCTTAAAATTTTCTCCTACCGCAACTTGATCTAAAGTTTTTGTTAGCATTATAGTTCTCCATGTTTTAAATATTCTGATACTGACATAATTTTATCCAAGTATGCTATGCCCAATATATCAAATTTTATGAGACCCAAACTCTCTAGATCATTCATCTCCATGCCAGCGATCAACTGATCATTTCTATTATCATAGACCATTGGACACAAAGATGCAAGGTCTTGAGTACCTATTATTACACCAGCAGCATGTTTACTCTGGTTGGATTTTGTACCTTCCAATCTTATAGCCTGCTCAAATCTTTTTGATAATGGTCCGGATAAAGTATCATCTTCTTCGGAGATATAGCACCATTCTTTTAGTTTATCAGTATTATTTTCTAGAGCCCATCTAATAATAGATGCTTCTCCAGTATCCTCTTTCATTTCTTGAAGTTCATCTGCTATCTTAGCCTCGTCAGGAATAAACTTGGTAATAGTATTCATCTCTTCGAAAGAGATATTACCGTATACTCGCAATACGTCTTTTAGTGCTCCTCGACCTTTCATAGTATTAAAGGTAATCATCTGAGATACTTTGTTATGTCCATATTTACTTTTTATGTATTCCAATACTTGTTCTCGTTTATCGATTGGGATATCTATATCAATATCTGGCATAGATATTCTATCTTTAGTATTTCTACCAGCATTATAAAATCTTTCAAACAATAAGTCATATTTCATAGGATCAATATCTGTGATACCAACAAGATAAGATACTAGGCATCCTGCCCCGCTTCCTCTACCCGGTCCTGGTAACCAATTATTATGTCGTACATGATTCACTATATCCTGTACAATTAAAAAATAACTGGACAAGCCAGCACCCTGCAATATATCTAGTTCGTATTTTATTCTATCAACATAAATTTGATGATTATCTTTTGGAATATTTGGAATGATTTTATTTTTCCATCCGACTCTACACAACTCCCTGAGAAATTCATCAGGATCATATTTTTCTGGACAATCAAATTTGGGTAATTGTGGAGCAGATAGGATGTCGAACTCTTCTATTAAACTATCTACAAGAATTGTATTTTCTATTTCTTGTGAAGTATGTAGATTTGTCATTTCTTCTGGAGATAAGATATAATATTTGTCACTCTTAAAAAAGCACTCCATTGGAATACTCTGATTATTAACTAATTTGGTATTAATATCAGATAGTGTTGTTTTTAAATTATTACACAGTAAGATTCTTTGATCTATAGCATCGTCCTGTTCACAATAGTGAGCATCCGGAGTACATACTGCTTTAATTTTAGTTAATTCGGATAGTCTTCTTATTGTTTCTGTTAAATAAGTTTGTTCTTTTAAATAGTCTTTATCGAATAGTTGAGTTTCCAAATAAAAATTATTGTCACCAAATATAGTTTTCATGTTATCTATAAAAGAAAGACCATTGGATATACTACTATCCTGATCTTTTAGTATAATATCCGATAGTGTCGATCCCAAATGACCACAAATACCAATAATATTACCGTCCAATAATTCTGCTAGTTTTTTAAGACTTAGTCGTGGTTTATGGTAAAAATAATCTGGTCTATTTGACTCCGATACTATCTTGATCAATGTTTTCCAGCCTTGTAAATTTTTGGCAAGTACTAGAAAGTGAGATAAAGAAGCATTTTCTTTTGTTTGTATAGATGGATCGTCTTCGCAAATATACAATTCACATCCAAGAATAGGCTTAATATTCTTAGATCTCATCTTCTGATAAAACTGTACTGATCCAGCAATATTACCATGATCTGTTAAGGCACACGATTTTATACCTAGTTTAGAGCATCTATTGGCAATTTGTTCTGGTCGATTCAAGCCATCCAATAATGAAAAATGAGAATGACAATGTAATACAGAATAGGTCATGCTGTTCCGGGTGCTTTGTAGGATCCAAAAGAATGATTCGGGTGCTTGTACATACTCATTGTAGCGTCGATCCCGTAAAGTTCAAGGTCGTGCTTCACTTGTTCGCATTTTGTCATGAGCGAGCCTTTCTGACATATTTGCCCATCCCTATATTCTTCTATGGGCTCAATATTCGTATTAGCAAAAGTAGTCTTACCAAAATGACATAGTTTATTACACATCCAACTTTTATTTAATCGTGGTCGTTTAGTTTGTTTGATAATTTCAAATTTTTGACGCAACATATTTTCAGTATCAGCAAGATCGCTGTCATGGAATACCATAGAAAAAGGACCACCATCATTAATAAAGTATATAGAAAAAATAACATTCTCTATATGAGGATATAGTTTTTTAATAGCATAATGATATATTTTAAGTTGAGGATCTTTTTCTAATTTTTCTTGAGTTTTTTCTTGACCAGTTGCCCAGTCCAATCTTTTTCCAGTTTTCCAGTCTATAACCTCTATGGTAGTTTCATTTGCTAAAGTAATAAGGTCTATGGTTCCTTTTAAACCTAAGTATCCATCAATTTTTTGGTTATCAATATCGTAACTATATTTAGCCCATGGTTTTTCTATAACCAAATCAAATCGTTGTTCTGGTCGCAAAATAGTTCGATTTCTTGGATCAAACATACCATTATTAAATTCTATAGCCTTATTAACCCATGAATAACAGTCTTTATAGTCTTTAACAGACCAGGAGTGGTGGCTATTTGCTGTGGTATAATGTTTGTAAACTTTTTCTATAATAGTATTTAGACTATAGTTGGTTGTATCTATTTCTCCTAAAAATTCATCATCATTAATAATTTGTAGGCCATCTTGTTGTCCTTGCTTTATCATAGCAAGAATTTCTAAAACTTTATGTACAATAGTGCCTTTGTCAGCCTTTTGCCCACTCGGACCTCTCCAGCCTAGAACATATTCAAAAAAGTATTGTTGCTCACACATACTATGAGCATTATAAGACGAGCTTCTAAAGTAAGTTATTATCATGATGCTTTCTTTGGTAAAATATTGAAACGAAGCATTAGTTTTTTCAGAGCCTCAAACTGTTCTCTAACTGTCATATGTTCATTATTCAGAATGGAACTAAAATTAGTCCAATCGTAACAATGAGCATCTAATATAGATTCACTAATATGATCGGACTTATGTGGATTCCTATTTAATCTAAATACTAGCCCATCATTCTTTTTTATAGCCTCAATTTCGTTTGGAAATCTACAATCTGATACTATTACTATTTCATGGGTACTTTTCTTTATCTTATTAATTAAGGCATTTACCCAAACATTGTTATTTAATTTTCTAAATAGATCAGTACCAACTAATTGCATCAAGTCTCGTGCCGTTAATTGTTTATCTTCCCAATAAGCATCTACCAATTCATTTTTATTATCGTCCTCGCCATAGCATTGAGCATATGTAAGACCGAACATATTCATACAAATATCTTCTTTTAATGGGTCTGCAAAATTATATATTTCTACATCATTATATCCATTACTAAGTAATAATCCTTTTAAGAACTCGCAACAAATAGTTTTTCCAGATTGTTTACGTCCAGAGAATGCTATAATTTTGGTATTCATTAGTACTTTTCTCGTATTTGTGGGGAAATAATTTCTTGTACTTCTGAGATTGTCATCTCAGCAACATCTGGATGATCGATCTCTATTTTATAGACATTGTATGTTTTAGAGCATTTATCATAAATTTTTTCCGATGCTTTTTTACCAGCATCATCATTGTCCATCAATATGTATATACTCATGGCACCGGATATATCCAATAATAGCTTTTGTTTATCTTGTAGCACAGACCCGAATAGGGCTACACTATTATGTATTCCTGCTTCCTCAAGTCTCCATACATTACCGGGACTTTCTACAAGAACAACGCTTTTACTTTGTTGTATATAGTCTTTGGCATACCATAAATTATATAGATATTCTTGAGTTTTAAATCCTTTATTGTGCTTCCATTTGGAGTATTGCCATAGATAATCATCTTTTGGACATGATGAGTCTGTGCTGTGATAACTCTTGCATTTTTCACAAGAATTAAATAAACTTCTTCCAGAACATCCCACCATATGTGAATGAGAGTCGTCATAAACTGGAACAACAGCTCTTTGATACATTTCTTTTTCGGGAATAGAGCATTCGCCCACATCATATTTGATCAATATCTCTTTGGAAAACCCCCTATTTAAAAAATACTGGGATGGAATATCCAGATTTTTAACAATAGTGGCCCTGGATATCTTTGGGGTTTCGTCTTTTGCTCTTATATCGGACTGTATATGATTAATAACATTAACAAAATTATTTTTCTCAATCTCTTTTTTATTTACTTTGATACTATTAGGATTTTTCTTACTAAATTTAATAGCATACTCTACAGCATCATTAAAAGATACTGTTGGATCTCCTGGTCCTGTCCATCCACTTTGTTTGGATAAACAACCCCTAATAAAGCCAATTATAGATCCTTTAAATGTTTCTTCACACTGGTGGGTGCGACACTTCCAGTTTCCTCTATAGGAATCTCCTTTGTAATATAAATTACATGCAGAATTATTATCTCCACCATGTATAGGACATCTCATAGCAATCATACGATCAAATATTTTATAGTCTGTAACATTCAGACTATCTAATAAATTATCTATATCTTCGCACAAATAATCAGATAATACTTTTAATTGTTGTTGATTATATGAACGGGATTTCTTGATCATCATTGTGCTCATCGTTAACAATAAATCCTTTATCTGTAGTTGTATTATTACTTACCAATTCAAGTCTAGTTTTACCTTCTTCAATTTTAGCACACCAGCCCTTCATATGACAATTAATATAATCATTATCGTCTAAGCCTCCACCATGTCTACTAATAATTGGTACTAGTTTTCTATTACCATTATTTGGACCATCCTCTGCAATTTCTTCGTCGCTTTTTCTTTTGAAGATTGTGAAGTTACTGCATAGCCATATGATTCTATCTGATCCGCTCGCGGTGTCTGTTGTTTCTTTTGTGATCCCATCCCTATTTAATTGAATAAATCCAAGAATAGGTACTTTGTATCTCACAGCAAAATTATGTAAACTAGTCATCATAAATCCTAATAGTTGGTATTCTTTAAGATCTTGACTAATTCCTTGACTATCCATAAGCTTTAGATAATCATAAACTATTACACAATCTTTTGCTGTGCCATCCGGATGTAATCCAACCTCTTTAACTAACCATCGTCTCATAATGGCTAATTGTTCTTCAAATGGTTTGCCCGCTATAGACTTATAATAAAGTTTAGCATTTTTCAATTCTTGTTGAGCATTAGACAATCTGGTATTTTTATCTGCAGAATTAAAAGCTTTGCCAGTCTCTATATCATTAATTTCTATTTCTGTCATCATAGCTAATATTCTATTCAAATGATCATCAGTACTCATTTCTGTATCCATATTTAGTACTGGCAGCTTTACATTTTTAGCTATGTGCAATCCGATATTATCTGCTAACAAAGTTTTCCCGGTCTTGCTACGAGCATCAATAATGCTCACACTCCCTTTTCTCAAACCTCCACCAATAGCATTATCATAAACATGAAAACCTGTTGATATACCAACCTGATCGATTGGATTTTCTTTAATGTTATTGATATAATCATCAACTATATTAGCAACACATACGGGATTATTATCTGTATCATTTAATAGAGTTGAAAAATTAAATATACTATCTTCTGCTAGTCCTATAATAGATGATATTGGTTCGTTACCACTAATATCTAATAGTTTTTCTTTGGCGCTTTCTAACTGTTCTCT